GGCTCTACTGATTCGTTAGAGGACGTGCGTTTAGCAGTGGCCTTTGCCATAGCCGTCATTCCTTGCAGCCTCTGTAGAATCTGCGGGTTAGTCTGAGCGTAAGGCCATAGCGCTATGGCTAGGTCTCCCCAAAGCGCATCTATAAAGGCGTTGGGGAATAAAGCAGTGTTTGTAATTGCTTTTGTATAAACTAGGTAGGCTTGTGCAAAGTTACAGAGTATGACCTTTTGCCCAGTCTCTGTGTTGTCAGAATTAAGCGCAACGGTAACTTCTCTTGGAAACTGCTTTTCGTTTTGATTTGGTGAAATTTCGCCCCAGTAGGTAGTATCAGCTATCAGGCCTCCAGGGATAAGATATTGAATGCGAAGGCAATCAACTGGGTAAGAATAAGCATACGTCCAGCTTTGCCATTGGTTTGTAATAGAAGTAAGGGCTATCTCTGAGCGTGCAAACGTCCAATGCGTCTCTTCTAAAAGACTGTCACGGACTTGGGGATACAGCAGCTTGGCAGCCTTTGCCAGCTTACTATCCTCGTCTAGCGACTCTATTCTTGCCAGCCCTAGGCCAGCAACCAGCGCCAGATTTACTATGTCTATTTCAGAGGTGGCCATATAAAAGTAAAAGCCAGAGGGGGTATAATCCCCCTCCAGCTATAGGTTTGATTAAGCAATCGTAGCAATCGGGTAGCCAGGGATGTTGAGCGACTCAACGTAGCTAGCAACATAGGCAGTAAACGTGCCTGAGGTAAACGTACCGCTATTAACGGCCTGAATATCCCAGTAACGCAGAGCGCCAGCTGTTCCAGCGGAAGGCAGTGCCAGCACCGATACCAGCCTGTTGGCTGTTAACGCTGCAGTCAGAACTGTAGCCGAGGTAACAGTATTAACTGTACCGCTCAACGCACCATTGGTGTCAACGGTGGACGAGTTACGCAGGTTGAATGTAACATTCGTACCACCAGCAAACGCCTGCTTGGTCTTAATCACTACATACTCAGGTGTAAGGCTAGTAGCGCCAACACCAGTCGAGCCTGTGATAAGAGCAGAGGTCGTGGAGGGCAATCCGTCAAACACGTCGGTAAGTACCGTCGAGCTTAGGATAGCTACATTCTCAGCTAGGATTTGATTTTGGTCTTGTAGAGGCATATTATTGTATTCCTTTTTTGTTAATTGTTAGCTTACTGTGGTTTCAGCGTTGGTGATTTGCTCTACCAGGCGTACAGGTATTCCCATTACGCTATAAAGCAAGCCTTTGCCAGTCTGCTCTTCACGAGTAATCCAGTGATTGGTCTTCTTCAAGAACTGACGAGTCAGGTAGCTGAAGATAGCACGATTTACATACAAGCGCTTGTTGTCTCCATCGCTTACGTTTTGGAGCTGAGCAAGCATCTGTGCAATCAGGTCTTCCAGGTCGGGGCCGTTAGAAGCAGTGTTACCAAACTTCGATAGCGAGCCAGTGGCAATATTGCACACGCGGCCGTTACGACGTTCGTTTTTCATGGTTACGCCCATTGCCCACTCCAGGTCAACTACTTTACCGTAGAAGTAACCAGTGGTGGATTGACTATCAGCAATACGCTCGTTGTCTCCACGGTCAACCATCGACAAGCCCGCTTGCATATCCAGAGGATAGAAAGCAAAGAAGCTGTTAATGTCGTGGGTGAGCAGGTAGATAGAGGTGTTAGCTGCAGAACCGCCAGCCGATATTACGGTTGGATGCGAGAGGCTGTTCAAACGAGGCTGGATACCAGTCATGCTGTCAATGGTGTCGCCAGGGTTACCGTAGAATATATCAGCGCTCATCGAGATGTTCAGGTTGTCGCGTTTCAGCTCCAATTCTTGCTGGATGATGATATTCTTGTCTTTGGCCTGATTATAAACCAGGTTGTCGATTTCGATACGGTCAGCCCATAGCGAGATGGTGTCGAGCTGTTGTACGACTGCGGCCTTCGAGGGAGCTACACCACGGTTGGCGCGGCGGCGTGAAGCGGTTCCCAAGGAGGCAGCTTTGCCAACTAGGTTACCACGTTTTTCTGTACCTTCCATCAGCATCAAGTCCTGAAGGATGAGGTTGGATTGCGCTAAAGAATTGCCCAGTAGCAAGGCGTTGCCGTCACGGGCTTCGCGTTGCATTACATCGACAAAATTAAAGCGTGTGTTGTTTAGGAGAGCCATAATTTTTAATTAGGTTTGTTTTGTTTATTTGCTTAAACCAGATACACGAACCATGTCATAAAGCGACATGTCAGAAGTAATACGATTTTCAGGTGTTCCCGCCGTCGTGTCACCTAGAGAGGGTACATCTTCTCTCATATACTTATTGTGAATCTGGGTTAAAAGTCTTACTACATGTAGGTCTGAGCCTATAGGAGTATTGAAAAGTTGACCGATAGCGTCTTGGCTTTCTTTGGGCAGGCCGCTAGTAATGTCCTTAAGTACCTTGCCTACTATGGCGCGGGTCTCTTGTAGCTTAGCGCCGCCTAGTTCTTTATCGGTTTCGATTGCCTTGTTATTAGCTTCCCACAAGGCTTTCATTTGCTGTTCGTTGGCTTCAGCAGCTGCCTTAGTGCGGGCGGCCTCAAAGTCCACCATCTTTTGCACTATTTCATTGCTTAATCCTGCTTCTTTGGCGAGCTTCTTAAAGTTTCCCAATATTTTTTCATCAGCCTTAAAGCCATCCTGCAATTTAATGTCGTAGTCCTTTTCTTCGGCTTTAGTTTCGGGCTTAACCTCAGCAGGCTTGTCGTCTTTCTTAACTTCATCAGCAGCGACCTTGATAAAGGGCTCTGGAGCCTTCTCAGCGGGTGTTTGTTCTACTGCGGCAGGTGCAGCACTAGCTGCGGGCGCAGGAGTGCTAGCGGCAACCTGAGGCGTTTCAGCTACAGGTGCGGGTTGAGTATTAACGGTTTCGGACATAAAAGTATTTTACAACTTAATTAACAAACTCAAAATTAGCGCTTTTCGCGTAGGGTTTTGATAGAGCGCTTTACTTCTTCTTCGGTAATCTCGTATGGCGGGGTTGTAGGCCTGCGTACCGCTTGCTCTAGGTCTAGCGACGCCCTGGACAAGCTTTCAAGTATCTCTAACCCTACCGAGCGCCTGCCCATTTGGTAAAAGTCTTTACTGTTGCCATTAAATATCTCGTATGACACAGCGCCTGTTCCTGCCACTAGGCTTTGCAAGAACCTTAGTCCAAAGTCCGTTTGTGCAATACGCTTTAGGTCATTTTCGCGTCTTTGCTGACCGAGCTTGTCTAGCTCTGTGCGCGTGATGCTCATGTCCTCAATGTCTTCTATTGGGTCATAATCTAGTACGTGCTTTGCCATAAAGTGTTACTACTGCGAATCTACTAGCTGCTCTATTAGATTTTTGCCGTTGACCTGGGTCTGACCTGCGGCCTTAACCGCTTGAGACAATGGCCCAAGCTGCTGCATCTGCTGTTGTTGCATAGCGGCCTGTTGTGCCTGAGCCTTCTGTTCCCTAATAGCCTGTAGTTCTTCTTTCGAGCGTAAAAGCTTTGGGCTAATGCCAAGCGCCTTGTGCATTTCCTCTTGAGCCTCGTCTGAGTTCCAAATATCCACAGCGTCAGGGTTAGTCTGAGCTTGCTGCTGGTTAAACGAAAGAGCCTGTAATATCGAACTTGTGCCAATTTGCCTGCGAGCTTGCGCCAAGAAAGAGTTGTATTCTACCTTAATATCTAGGCCACCTGGCAATGAAGCAGGAGGCGGAGGCAAACGATTTTGGCTTAGGGCTATCTCCCAGTAGCGGTCAATGCTAGCACGCAATACATCTTCAACTATTTCAACCGTCGGCCCAATTCGGGTTATCTTTTCTTCCCATACCTTGGCAGCCTGGTAAGCCGTAGCATCAGCTGGCAGGTTAGTCATTGACAAAAACACATCCCTAAACAGGGCGCGGTCTATCATCTGCTCAACCAGAAATATCTTTTCCTGCGTGTCCTTAATGTTAAACGCTATTTGGTACACACTAGCCACCATTTCAGGGTTCATTCCCTGGCCATAGTAGTTCTTTTCACCTGGGCCTGTTCTTATTCCAAACGGACGTAAAGAGTCAGGTACAAGCAAGGCAGGGTCGATTGTGCGGTCTAAGCCTAACAAACCCTTGCTCTCTAGCTTCTGAAGC